TCCAATGATGAATATAGAGATAAATAAAAGAAGCTTGCAATTAAATTTACCAGATGAATTATCTAATAAAATGATATATGCAGGTTTTCAAAGTATGTCAGAATATATAATTGAAAGAAAAAAAAAATACATAGAAAAAAATAAAAAAAGATATGAATCATATATGTAAGCTATCATTAATAATAAAAGGTTTTTTATTTATTATTTTTTCATTTGGTTTATATTTTATAAAAATATTTTTTGGCGTATTTATTAAATGTGGTATTATCATTTTATTAATTAAATCTTGTAATGTTTCATTATTTTTTTGTTTTAAACTATTATTATAAATTAATACTAATTTATCAAGTAAATAGTTTGTAAAATATGATACATCATCAGATGGATAATTTTCGATGTAAGACCATGATTTAGGTAATATATTTACATTTACAAAAGCATGTATAATTCTTATATAATCTTCCAACATTTTTGATGTTATTTGATTATTACGATTAATTGATTTAGATAAACCAAAATCAAATATCATCATGTTATATTTGCAACTTTTTAAATAATAATTATTACCATATATATTATAATGGTAATATCCTTCTTCTAAATTTCTTTGATATAAAAAGTTGCCATAATGACAATCTCTATGAATATATCCAATACATTGAAATGTCATAATTGATAACATAACTTGAATAAATACATTATATACTAACATGTCGTCACTTATATATGTTTTTAACTTACACAACTGCTTTAAATCTCCATGTGCCAATTCATTTAAATTTACATAGTAATTTAAATTACTTATAATTGGTGGAACATCACTAGTAATATTATTACATATAAATGTTCTATATGTAAAAATAAAGTGTTTAGATAATTTATTTTTAAGTATTTTATTGGTGATATATTTATTTAAATATATTTCAATACTATTTGATGTATTTAATGCCATTAATTTAGTAGCAATAGGATATTTACCAATTGCATTTTTAATTGATGTTATATATATAGAACCATACTTACTACTACTACCAATTTGTTTTTCTAAATTTATAATATCATTAATAGTATATCCATTATATATTTTTGTTTTTTTTTTGAAATTTTTTTTATTTAAACAAGAGATATCTTTTATTTTTGATATTTTACTATATATATACCTATAATATTTAGCTCTATTTTCAATAGAATATTTATTATTAACATATGATTTAAAAAATGCTTTAACATTTTTATTACTATGCGAAACAGAACCTACTGAAACTGATAAATTAGCATTACTTGATAGTTTGCTTAATTCTCTTAAAGATATTTTATTTGATATTTTAGATTGTGATAAGGTATTTTTAGCATAAGCATTTCCGTTTTGAAAATAAAATTTTTTGTGATATTCACAATTTATATTTGAACATTTAGTCATAATTCTACTATTATATAATAAATATATATTTATTATAATAGATTTGTAATATGGATCCCTATGTTTTTATATTGGATTTAGATGGGACAATAATAGGTGATTGTAGTTATCAATGTGATTTATATAATTTACAAGATATATTAAAAAAAAATATAAAAAATTTCAATAAAGCTACATCAGCATCATTTAATAAAAATAAATTAGATTGTGAAAAAAAATTAAATGAAAGTTATAGTAAAGAATCGTTATTAATAAGACCACATTTTAGTAATTTTATGTATTCTATAAAAAAAATATACCCGAATTCATATATATTTGTTTATACTGCATCTGAAAAAACATGGGCAAATAAAGAAATAGCAATTATTGAAAAACAAAATAATATTAAGTTTAATAGACCTATATTTACACGTGATAATTGCATAGTAGATAAAAACGGCATGATAAAAAAATCTGTTAAAAAAATAATTCCTTATTTATTAAAAACTATGAAAGTTAAAAAAGAGTATGATATTAGTAAGAAATTATTAATAATTGATAATAATTTTACATTTGTAGATTTTAAAGATAATTTTTTACTATGTCCAACATATAATTATATTCAATTTAGTAATTTATGGGAAGGTTTATCAAATAAAGAATATTTTAAATGTAAAGAATTAAAAAATTTTGTTTTTAAAATGATAATCCAAAAAAAAATGCATAATATAAAACAAATTACAAAACCAGAGAAACAGGAAAAGCTTTATAAATGGCTTTATAAAAAACATAGAAATATTAATAAATATAATAGTAGTTATGCTAATGATACATTTTGGAGAGATATTACGGTATTAATAAGACATCATAATATAAAAGAATATAACAAAAATATAATTATGTCATTGCAAAAAAGTATAAAGAATTAGTATTATTTTTAATTAAATGATATATATAAGTTTTGATATAGGTGTTAAAAATTTGGCATTATGTATACTAAGAAAAACTAATAAAATAGAAGTTCTTGACTGGCGTATAATAGTATTAGCAGATAGCAAAAAAGAATTAAAAGGAATTGATGATATTTCAGAACGTGTTTATTATGAAATGGATAATATAGTAGGTTTTTTAAAAGAACAAGAAATTAATACAATAGATTATGTTCTTATTGAAAATCAACCATCTAATTTAAATGGTATTATGAAAACTATACAACATATTATTTATAATTATTTTAGTTTAATAAAACATTGGGATAAAGAAGTTGAAAACGTGATATTAGTTAATGCTTCTCTAAAATCAAAAACACATGATTATGTATCTGATATAAAACCTGATGAAAATGTTGAAAACAAAAATAACAAAAATTTTAAAAGAACAAAATATATATATAATAAAAAGCTAAGTATTGATATTTGTCAAAATTATATTAAAGATAATAATAGATTACTTGATATTTTTATAAATAATAAAAAAAAAGATGATTTAAGTGATGCGTGTTTACAAGCAGTTTCATTTATAAGAACGAATATTAAAAATGAGTCATTAGATAATTATAATGTATTATATTAAAATGAATATATTATTAATATCAATGTATAGTGATAAATGGGATTGGAAAAATAATCATAAACTTTATAAAAAAGCAATTGGAAAAAATGCTAAATTAATTATAAAGAGATATTATGATAAAGCTGGTATTAGAAAAGTTTTAGATAGTGGTAGAATAAGAGGCATAATAATAAGTGGTTCAGATTTTTTTATACTAAAAAAAGGATCTCCACCTGTACCTAAATTAATTTTTAAATATAAAATACCTATATTAGCAATATGCTATGGCTTGCAATATTTAGCAGCTAAAACAAATAAAAAATATATAAATAGTTTTAAAAAAGGTATGAAAACTTATACTAAAAATATAAAAATATCTTATCCTTTTAATGTGAAAACTTTGACATATACATATTTTCATCAAGATTATTTAGTTGGCATCGGAAAAAAATACAAAGTTATAAAAAAAATGGGGGATAAGATAGTTGTTGTATATAATAAATCTGATAATATTCTTGGTATGCAATTTCATCCCGAATATATTACAAATACAGGTAAAATATTTTTTAAGTGTTGGTTTAATTTTATTAAAAATAGTGCGTAATCTAGTATATATATAAATTATTGTAAATATATAAACATTTGGAACTCAAATAATATATAATATGTCTTTAATATCAAATTTAAATAGTAAAACTGATGATTTAATAGAATTAAATAAAGATAGTTTTAAAAATAATTCTTTTAATTTTAACATACCTAAAAACAATGGTATGAATAAAGGTGGTTTTATAGACGACGGTCTATTTAACAAGAAAAAAATTAGTGATGATGTTATATCTATGTCTTCGCGCTCTTCGCGTGCAAGTAGTTCTGCTGGGAATAGTAATTATGATAAAGCTAAATATATGAAAAATATGAAAAATATATATAAAAATAAAAAGTTAAATCGTGATGACGATATGGATAGTACATCTGGTAGTGATGCTAGCAGTGTAAGTGGTCACAGTGATGTTAGTGGTAGCAGCGGTGGCAGCGGTAGCAGCGGTAGCAGCGGCGATAGTAGGGGTAGTGGAGGGAGACACAGTAGAAATAGAGATGACACAAGTGAAAGCGGAGAAAGTGGAATATCACAAAGTGGTAGCGAAAGTTCCAGTGGAGAAAGCAGAGTAGCAAAAAGAAAGCATATGAGTGCAAAAGATATTGTTAGAAACGAAATTAACGAAAAGCGTGAAATTATATATCAACTTGAAAGATTAGAATCAAAGGGTTTTAAATTACCTTTTAAGTTTAATATGAATTCTGACTTGGAAGAAATGCGCTCCGAGTACAACCGTATTATTAGAGAAAAGGAACTTGATGGAAGCATAAGATTCCAACAAAAAATGTTAATGGCATTTGTTTCCGGAACTGAATATTTGAATACTAGATATGATCCATTTTCAGTTAAATTAGACGGTTGGTCAGAGCAAGTCAATGAGAATATTAATGATTACGATGATATTTTTGAAGAATTACATTATAAATATAAGTCATCTGGAAAGAAAATGGCACCAGAATTAAGATTATTTATGTCGTTATCCGGGAGTGCATTTATGTTCCATTTAACAAGCAGAATGTTTAAAGAACAACCTATGCCTGATGTAGAAAATGTATTAAAATCAGATCCCGAATTAATGAAACAATTTCAAAATGCAGCTGCTAAACAATATATGATGGGTGGTGGAGGTGGTGATCCAAATATTGCTTCACCAAAACCAACACAAAGCAGTATGGGGGGAGATAATATGGGATTATTTGGAATGGTAAGTAACTTGTTTGGTTCCTTAAATAGCGATCCTATATCATCGGAAATGCCTAGTTATCAACAAAATAATTTTAGTAATAAATCGGCAAACGATGTAGATAATATTATAAATGATGTTCATAATAATATATCCGTTGAAGATGATTTAGATAATCGTATAGAAACTCTTTCTGTTAGTGATGAAGAAATAACATCAATAATTGAAGATACAGCTGATATTCAAATATTAAAAAAATCAGGAAAAAAAGGAGCTAATACTCGTACTTTAAATATTTAAATGAGTTTATCTTTTTCTGCGGACATTAGTTATTTTTTTAGCACTTTTCTTAACGAAGCTGCCTACATCTTTGAAAGATTTAGCAATTCTGTCAGGAGTAGATTTTAAGGTACGCATTGGGTTACGGATAGTATTTTCTACTTCTTCTTCAAATACTTCAATGCGAGATAATAAGTTGCTTAAAGTGCTTAATAAGATTGGAATGATGATTATGGTGAATAATAGGGTTAAGAATAAGAATAAAGATATCATAGTGCCGATGGCGATGATATCTCTGGACATGTCTTCCGAACATTTGCATTTTTCATTAGTTAAATATTTAACATAGTCAAATGCATAGTAGATATATACAACAAATAGTAAGAAGAATACAAAAGTTGCGATAGCTACTAATTGTACAATTACACCACCCATG